CCAACCAAGTAACATCAGCGCCAGTATCAAGGGCACACCGCACAATTACGGTGCCCGGTACCTGCCCCCGCAAAAGCCACCCGCCAACATTGCTACTGGAAATTTCCAGTTTTTCAGCAAGCTCCTTCTGCATGGTAAACCCATAAGAAGAAAGGATTCTTTCTAAAACCTCTGACGCCACAGCGTTTTCTATACGCATCAAGACAACCTTAAATTCGATTTTCGTATTTACAGATACAAAAAACGGATCTACGATGAATACACACCACATGTAATACCGTAGAACACAAACCACTAACCGGAGATATTGCGTTATGTCTCATGATATTGCAAACCCCCAGGCCGTCCCCGTCGCGCCTTTTTCACCTGTGCAGATTGCAAACATTCTGCTGCCCGGTCTGAGCGGCGCCATTCTGGAAGCAGTGCAGCGTGCAGTTGCTATGCACACCTCCCCGACCATGTCCAAAGAGGACTTCATTGCCGTTAACGGCATCAGCGCATCCGTGCTTGAGAAGTGGATCTCCAACGGCGTTGTGCTGCTGGCGCCAACACCTACCACCATCGTGAAGCAGAACCGAAAGAACCGGAAGACCGGCGAGATCGAAGAGGTCACGATGACCAAGCACGGTAATGCCCTGATCAATCTCGAAGCGTGGCGTGAGAAAAACCGCCAGGTTGCGATCAAATGCCGCTACATCCGCGGTTAATTCGATTATTCGAATTTTGAAGGGCTAAACCATGTTTGATTATCAAGTCTCTAAACAGGCGTACTACGAAGAAGCCTGCCGCCGATTCGCGACAAAGCACAACATCAAGCAGTTGAGCTCTGATGCTGGCATGTCGGCGCAAGTGCTGCGTAACAAGTTGAATCCAGACCAGCCGCACCGCCTGACGGTTGAGGAATTGCTGACGCTGACCGACCTAACAGAAGACCCAACGCTGATCGATGGGATGCTGGCGCAACTACACTGCCAACCGTGCGTACCGATCAATGAACTCTCCAGCGGCAAAATCGCGACGTATGTGCTGAATGCCACCTCCGAAATCGGCAAGGTTGCTGCCGAGGCAGTTGCAGATGGCGCCATGAGCGCCGCACGCCGCGGTGCGATACGCGAAAGCGTTAATGCCGGCATTCGTTACATGACGCTGGCTGGCCTCGCGATTCAGTCCCGCATCCATGCCAACCCGACAATGGCCTCCACAGTTGATGCCATCACCGCCGTTGGCGCCTCACTGGGCATGAGCTGAGGTGAACATGATGCCAATTTCAATTGCTCCCCTGCTCAAGCAGCAAAGCCAATCTCGCCACTTTGGCCACGGTTGGATAGAACTTAAGAACGGTCAACGTTGGCACCCAGTGCAGTGCCGAATAGAGATAAAACAAGAGGAAAAGGTCGCGAGCCGTAAATCAGAGATATTTGCATTTTTTAGGATCCAAGCGTTGAAATGCCTTGCCACAAGATACTTAAGCCAGCGGTGAGCGCTTTGGAAGTGACTTGCCCAATGACGTCTTTAGTGCCTTCAGTCACTGCTCCTTTACTCGCTGCCAAAAGAGTATCGCCGAAGGATTCCGTCAATGTGTTAGGCGTCAGTTTCAGTAACTCTAAGCCTTTTGCCGTAAGTACTGCATCGCTAAACGAAGCATATGGATGACCTTTAGCAGAAATATATCCGGCTTCGATAAGCCATTTTATTGTTGCAAATGCGATTTCACATTCTTTGCTTGGCACTGTGACACCGTTTTCAAGCGTCACATCAATGGGGGCATCATCAATAAGAGTTTTTATACGAATGGTCTTTTCAAGTGGGAAATTCTCATAAAGAAAAGCCAATGTTTTACCTGTTATTGCATTAAACAAATCAATATTGGAGCTTTTGGACATGACCACACCTACTCTTGCTGAAAAAAAAGATGAATACGACGCTTTGTATAGGTTATTCCGCATGACCGTTGAGATGCAACTTGGGTTGTGCATGGACAGTGTAAGAGCGAAGGCCCAGTGGCGCAAAATTCTCGCCAATAGTGATACTTCTGTGTTGGCAGATGTGCTGGCTGAGTGTCTTTATGAGGCTGGTCACAAAGCAATCACGAGTAAATCATGATATGGCTTTTACTGAAACTGCGCGCGCTGTGCCGCTGACGCCGGGCCAGCGGGCCGACGGTTTACAGCACATCGCCGAATTGCGCCGGGATGTTTTCAAGTGCGACAGCACCGCTGAAATAAATCGATTTTTGGCAGACGTGCGCGACGAAAGCGATCCACGAAACAAGGACAACATCCGGGCTCTGAGCGCCATTTTCTTTTTGGCCGGTATCAAGAAAGAGCGCCACGGGCTGGATTTCAATGAACTGACGAGTGAGGAGAAAAAAGCATTGGTCGATGCAATGAATAAATTCCGCGCAGTCGTGAGTTTATTCCCGAAGCATTTAAGCATGCCGAGAGAAATAACTTTTTAACCTGACCAGAAATTAATTGGCGTAAACCCGCCGGGCTTTTTATTACCTGAAGAAAGGAAAACCACCATGAGAAATATGCAAAAACTGCCGATCACCATCGGGATCGATCCAGCCGCTGGCGACGATGTTTCCGTTTCCGTTGTGCACCAAACCTCCTACCAGTTGGAAGAAATGCTGAAGCGCGCCCGCATGGATGAGCGTAAGAATCAGGCCGCGGTGATGTCCACCAAGCTGGAAAATCTGGCCAACTCCATCATCGCCAAGGATTTGAGCCTTCGCGATGCCGTGGAGCTGCTGCGCCACGAAGCCGAATTCATCCAAAACCAGGCGATGGAGCTGCACTAATGGCCGACGCAATGGACATTGAACAGGAACGCCAGCAGCTGATCCTGGACGCTCAAATCGAACAGGCGCGCCGGAAACCGGCCGCCCCTTCCGCCTTTCTCTGTGAAGAGTGCGACGCGCAGATCCCAGAGGCACGCCGCCTTGCCGTTCTTGGTACAGCCCGTTGCGCCAGCTGCCAGGAACTTCACGAAACAAAATCACGCCACTACCGGGGGTAGTTATGCTGAATTCCGCGTTGAAATGGGTAGGCGGCAAGCGCCGTATTATGGATACCCTGCGCCAACATCTACCAACCGCACCAGGCCGCCGCCTGGTGGAGCCGTTTGTGGGCTCCGCTACCGTTTTCCTAAACACCGACTTCGATTCCTATCTGCTGGCTGATATCAATGGCGACCTGATCAACTTCCATAACGTAGCCAAAGAGTACCCGGAAGAATTGATCGGGATTGGCCAATTAATGTTTGCCAATCACAAGGGCCAGGAGGGCTATTTAGCAGTCCGTGCCAGTTTCAATCTCCGCATCGAAGTCAGCAATATCATGCGAGCGGCGAAGTTCCTCTATCTGAATCGCCACGGCTACAACGGCATGTGCCGTTACAACCGCCGTGGGGAATTCAATATTCCATTCGGCAAGGTGGACGCACCTTACTTCCCAGAGAAAGAGATCCGCGCCTTCGCCGAGAAAGCGAAAAACGCCGTTTTCCTGTGCTGCGACTTCACCGAAAGCATTGAAATGGCGGCGCCCGGCGATGTCATTTACTGCGATCCGCCATACATGCCTAAGACGAAGACAACCGGCTTTACCGATTACCACACGGAAGGCTTTGGCGAGTTACATCAGTACAACCTGATGTACTCGCTGCGTGTCGCCGCCGCGCGCGGTTGTCACGTTGTGGCCTCAAACAGCGATGTCGCCGAAGCGCTGCAGTGTTATGGCGAGTTTGTGATCCATCACATCACCGCCCCGCGTTCTGTGAGCTGCAAAAGTGATGGGCGTGGGCGTGTCGGTGAAATCATCGCAACGATGGGAGCCGCCGCATGCTGATCGGTTTTCTCTGCTGGCTTGTTGGCGCCTGCGCCGCTTTCTGCCTGCTTTGCTACGGCATTAAAAGCGGGCACATCTACTGCGTCACTACGGCCGCCAGTGCCCTAATTCTGTCAGTCATTTGGCCTATCACCGCTGCGCTGGTTCTCGGCGGATTCGTCTACGGGCTGGCAATTCTCGTATTTAGCTATATCACCGGGAGTAAAGCCAATGAGAGGAATTGACTTGTTCGCTGGACTCGGCGGCTCATCAACAGGCGCGCGTAAAGCGGGCGTAGACATCGTTTGGGCGGCTAATCACTGGCAAGCCGCTGTTAGCGCACACACGATGAACCACCCTAACACTGTTCACGCATGCCAAGACTTACACCAAGCTGATTGGGGGAAAGTGCGGGATTTGGTTCCAAATCTCGATCTGTTATTAGCCTCACCGTGCTGTCAGGGCCATAGCAAGGCACGCGGGAAAGCCAACGGTAACCCGCAACACGATGCCAGCCGTTCAACGGCTTGGGCGGTTACGGCGGCGGCTGAAATGCTCAAGCCTGAGCAAATCATCGTTGAGAACGTACCGGAATTCCTGCAGTGGTTGCTGTTCCCTGCCTGGGCGCATGCAATGCAGGGACTGGGCTATTCACTGGCATCTCACATCGTTGACTGCGCTGACCTTGGCGTACCTCAGAACCGGAAGCGCATGTTCATCGTCTGCACCCGTAGCAAGAATCCGCTGGTGCTGAAGTTGCCCAAATTGCCTCATGTCTCTGCCGAATCATTCATTGATTTCGATTCTGGCCGCTGGTCACTGGTCAACAAGCCAGGTCGTGCGGCAGCAACACTCAATAGGGTTGCAAATGGACGCGCTCAATTTGGTGACCGGTTCCTGATTTCCTACTACGGCAACACAAAATCAGGCCGCTCTCTGCAACGACCAATAGGAACTATCACGACCCGGGACCGCTGGGCTTTGGTTGATGGTGACTACATGCGTATCCTGACAAAAGAAGAAAACATGCTGGCCATGTCTTTCCCTAGCGATTACATCAAGCCGCCATCGCACAAGTTGGTTGTGCATATGGCTGGCAATGCCGTGCCGCCGGAGGCGATGTATCAAATAATCAGTGCTCTCAAGGCGCAGGCATGAACAACAGCCATCACGGCCGTCACGCCCCCACTCCGCCGCAGCCCTATCCAGGCAGCGGCGAGCCTGCTTTTGAATGGGCGTATTCATGGAATGCACCGCGAAAAGGTGTAGGCTCGCCATTTGTCAGTGCGGAAGAACAGAGAAAGCGGGATCGCATCAATGCCGATCTCGCCGCTGCCTTTGAACACCTGAACAGCCAACCTGGCCTGGTAAAGCGCCAGATTAACTCCCACTTCTTCAAACTTGAGCAATCTCAGGGGATCCAGCGAGCACATGCATACTTGACGCTTAATTATGTTAAGCGTGCATTACCACGCTTGGAACTGGTCAATAAGCAGTACCGGATATCAAAAATGACGGCTGACAACGCCAGGTACATGGCGCGGTTTAATCGCCTTGCTGATATGTCCCGCAGTGATGTTGAGGCGCTTGCCGAGGATATTGCCGCATTTATAGCGCAAGAGCTGGGCCTGGTCGCAGAGCAATGTTCCGGCTGCAGTGACTTAAAGGCAATGTGGTTGCTTTACCGCCGCGCGGGGATCATCACTCGCGACTTTCGCCAATTGCCGCCGCTGTGGGAAAAGCTGAATAAACGCTTTTTCAGCGATGAGGATGCCGGCCCTGCCGTATCCCGGATGTTGTCGCCGCAATGGTGGCTCAACCGTCTACGCCGTACCTCTGCAGAATGGCGCGAGCACTTGAATATTGCGCTGGCCAATGTCAGCAAAAAAGCCAATCCATACGCCAGCAAAACTGCGATCACCGAGTGGCGCGAGCAAAAGCGACGAACCCGCGAGTTTTTAAAGGGGATGGAGCTCGAAGACGAAGCCGGCAACCGTATAAGCCTGATC